TAATGCCAACACCGCCACCACCCCAAGTTACTGAACCACCAGCACCTAAAGCAGCAGTTGAAAATGTCAACATACCAACTTGATAGAGGTAGTAAGCAACAGAAGGATGAACGATAAGAAGATCAAGTTCTTCGCCTCTTTCTCCCAACTTGGAACGAGCTTCTGCCATTGTTGCAGCAGTTAGATAGTTCGCTTCAGCAGTAGCACCAGAACCACCTACTTGCTTTTCTAAACGATGTCCATTTAGAGCAGTATGGAATAAACCAGTTAACTGTTCAAATAAACGAGCAGAATTTAATTTGTTGATAGCATCTGCAAGCTGATTTCTGATGTGACCCATTGGATCTTCACCAGCAGCTAATACAGCAATATCATCCACAGCATATGCAAAGCCTCTATGACAGATACTTGCAATCTGTGTTCCTGTTCCAATCTTCTGAGGTGTTAAATAACCATTGCTGCTAGTACCCCATGAAGAAGTACCGTCAATGATCTCTTCAGTTGGAGATACAGGGTTAAATTCTGGAACTTGTATTCTTGTACCACCTGCTCTTGAATCAAGCAGAGCATTACGAACTACAGCACCAGATTTAATAAATAGACTACGTTCTTTGATAGCTTCAGAAACGTAAGTGCTAAAATTATTTCTTTTTACGATGTCCGCTAATAGGACACCGCCAGAATAATTCTGAAACGGAGCAGCCATTCAGATTTACCTTTTTAAGTTTTGCGATACCCTAATCACGGATAAGGGGGCTAATTTCACGGAAATTAACTATTTAGTCTGAGCCTCTTGCTTGAGCACTGCTGCAAGTTGAGGATCTTGTTCCGATATTAGCATTTGTTGAGTGACATTGCCCGATTTCCAAGGATTTGGTTGACCTCCACCAGCATTTGCAACAGGACTTGGTTTTGCACCCATTCCAGCAGAACTACTAGCTTTAAAATGGTGTTCCCAACCACTACCAGGGTTTTTGAGACTCGTGAGATAGGTGTTTAAATCTTGCTCGACCCCACCATTAAGAACAACTACTTTGCCTTCAGCATTTTTTTGTAACTTACTCTGTAACAATGACAGGGTTTGTTCTGCATTTATCGCTCCAAGATTACTGATAGCTGCTAATGCTGTTGTTTTTGTGGATGCTACTTCATTAGAAGTTTTTAAATCCTGCAAGTTTTGTTTAAGAGAATTATTCTCCTGTTGCATTTCTTGGTTCGTTTTATTTGCTTCTTCCCAAAGAGTTTTCCATTGACCTTGATCTTCTAACTCTTGTTTTCGTTGCTGGTCTTTTTGTTTATAGACATCATCAAGTTTACCTTTAATGCCTTTAAATTTTTCATCACGTTCAGCTATTTCTTTTTTTAAAGCTGAAATCTGTTCTTCGTATTGTGTTTTTACAACAGTTAGATCAGGTGCATTTGGTTGTGTTGGTTGTGAAGGAGTGTCAGTCACAGACTGTTCAGCATTAGTCACAGACTCAGGCTGAATGACTTTTTCTTCGATTGCCATGAATTATTCAGATAAAATGTTTGTGGATTTTTTCTTTGGAGTCTTTTTCTTAGACTCTGTTTTAGGTTTAGACGTAGGTGCAGGACAAGCAGCACCATTACCCATCTTTTCAGATAAAGTAGGTTCTACAAGTTCCCACTTATAAGTTCCATCAGATTGAAGAACCCGATCCAGGGATTTAGCCATAAAAATGTATGTACTTGTCTATCATTGTATCAAATTATTGGGATCTGGCTTCATTTGCTGAAGGTAATACTTCTCCCTGTACCAAAATGTCTCTAAATTCTTCTTTATCAATGACTTGTTGATCAAATAATGATGTTAATGCTGTAATATCTTGTCCAATAAGTCTTTCAATATCAAAATCTCTACTAATTTTTACTTCTGGAGGTTCTATTCCTACATATTGTGCAGATAAATTAAATGCTTTTTGTAGCTTTTGTTCCAACTCCATCGACACCATAGCCAACATAGAATTAGTATCAACACGATCTAATCTTCTCGCATCAGCAGATTCAGCTACAAATTTTTGTTGTGATAATGTACTGATTCCTAAAGTAGCCATCTGCATCTGCAATTCCTTAATTTCAGCAGATTGAGCATCAAATGCACTACTTGCAGGTTCTACATAATAAACTTTATTTCCTGGCTGTGTTGCCATCGCATAATTAACAGAAATAGCTAAATCTTTAGTCTGATCGTCATATCCTTCCATTACAAGCATTGGTTGAGATGCAACGTGCAAACTATGAATTAAATCAGCCTGTCTCTGAAAATGTGCAAGATTTAAGTACGCAATATCCAATAAAGGTGGTTTACTTGTTAAATTATCTGTTTTGCCAGAATAAATAGTAACTAAAGGTATTTCACCTAAAGAAAACTGTCCTGATTCAACTAATTTAAAATTTTCTTCAGCAGTCGTAGCGTCAAACTCTCCAGCATAAGAGTTGTCGTTAAGGTCATACATTTCATCAATCTGATCCTGCCTACGAAAAACTCTATATTTTCCAGGTTCTATAACTCTTACCTGATCGTAAACTTTTTCTCCGAATTTACCTTCGGGAACTACAGCTTTTTCACCAATCCTTGCCTGTATCAGATTTCCATAATTACTTTCTCTATCTAATCTCCAGCCATAAAGATTTAAAGGATCTACTTCAATCCAATATGGCCTACGGTCTTGTGCTCTTTCTTCAGCTAAACTTCTTGCTCCAGATGGGGCAGGATAATCAACAAGAATATGACTTTGACCATAAGTAAGGGAACACATCAATACTCTTCTTGCATATTCATCTAAATCTGATTTACAACCATCAACATCCATCTTAAACATTTCAGTCCAATAAGGATCTCCTATCAGTGTTATTGGTTTTCTTAAGACAAGACCTGTAGCTGCTCTTATTAATCTTTGTGTAAAAGGACTAAAAACAGCACGATTTACTCTAGCCATATAAGCGTCATAATCTTCTCTTGGTTCTAATGGTAAAAACGCTTCACTATTCTCTCTTAAATATTCAGTTCCTTCGGTAACAGCTTTCATTATTTCCCAACTCTTCATCATATCTAAAACAGCCCTTGTCCTTGTAAAAGGACTATCTGTTCCACCTGGAGAAGTAGAAGTTATAATCTTTGTTTTAATTTTGCCTGGAATTGCAAAAGTCATGTCAACACCTCCATCTCTTTAATGCTAATCCTTTTCTAGTTAGTTTACCGTTTTTACTGGTAGGACCCTTAACTCCTTTCATTCTCGCACAAAAAGATTTTTTTCTCGCTGCTCTTTTTCCTGTAGGGCTTTTTTCTGTAACAGGTGCTTTTAAATTACTACCAGTAGCACGATTATATTTGGCACGACCTTTTGCCGTTAAACCTCCTTTGCGAGATTTCTCCCCTCTTCCCACTGATAAGTTAACACTTTTTTTAGCCACGTTTATTTTTTCCTTTTCTTAGCTGTTTTTGCAGCTTTTTTAAAAGCAGAAGCAGTAGGAGCACCTTTGCTACCAGGTTTTCTCATTTTTTCTCCGCTACCAGCTTTAATACGCTTCTTTTTTGCGTGGATATTAGCATAAAGTCCTTTTTTAGGCACAATTACACCTCTTTTTCTTGGTTCCTTTCTTCTTTTTCTTTTTTCCCTTTGGCTTCATCGAGCCATAATGTCCAGGCATTGTAAGAATTAGGTCGTTCTTAGTATATTCTAAACGAAGTTTGACCTAATGTCTCTGGTTTTGCAAGGTTAAATTGTTGTAAACATAGATAACCAAAAGCGTCAAAAGCATGATCTACACCTAAATGTTTATTAGGCATACCTGTATTTGGAGCGTAGGTAAGCGTTCTAAGCGATTTTATTAACTCTTTACATCTTGGGTGTATAAAAGTTCTCTGATCTCCATTTGCGTCTAATAAAGCCGTATTAACAGCAGTTATCTTATCTCTGATCTTCCACGGACTTTTAGGACTTAAAACAGTAAAACCTGACCTTCTTAAAATCGTGTGATCTGTAACTCCAACCCCACTTGTTTTTCTTGCACTACCCGTTGGGTCAGGACAGGCAATGATTCTACGATCAACACCATACCTTCTAACAACTTCCTCCGCAAAATCCCATGTGGTAGCACCTCCTGTCAGCATGATTTCATCAAAAACATATAAATTATTGTCATGTTTATATGCACAGATGCCAGCCATCGGATCTACGTTAAAATCTAACCCCAATAACAAAGGCAACATATGTAAATCTTGCACTTCATTATTAATATTTTCATCACTAAAACTAATAGCTACCAATCCAGTTAAATTTTCAAAACTAGCTTCAAATTCCTGTCTAAAAGTTCTTGCATCTAACTGCCCTCTAGCTGCTTCTACTTCTTCGGCTTTGACATTACCCCCTTCAATCGTTGTAAAACTCCACCTTTGCCAATCATCTCGCTCGGTCTCTCCGCAATAACACCACATATCATAAAACCAACTCGCAGTTCCATCAGGTGTAGAAATAAACAACGCCCACCCCTGTTTATCTGCTAAAGCTGGTCTTATAACTTCTGCCCATACATCTTGATCCATAAATGCTGCTTCATCCAATACTACCCCCGAAAGACTTCTTCCCCTCAATGCCATAGCATTTTCAGTTCCTTTTAACTCGATTGTCGATCCATTGATTAATTCTATTCTCAAATCTGTCTCATTCTTAGACTTGACCCAGATTTTTGGTACTAATCTCTTTAATTCCTTCCATGCAATGTCTTTTGCCATCCGATATGTCGGTGCACAGTAAAAATATGTCTCCCCTGGTCGATCAATCGCTCCACGAAGTAGTTCGATGCAGGATAGGTAGGATTTTCCAAATCTTCTGCCAGCTACAAGAACACGAAATCGTTTTTCGCAGTTAAAAACTTGACCCTGGGCATATCTTAAACTGATTTCTGGTGCGTTTTTTACGGGCATACACTAAAAAATAACAAATTTTTCAACTATTACCCCCTTTTTATAGCCTAAATTCATATTTCTAGGTTATCATTCAATTAATACCTTATTCTGATTGAGTCCGTGGCTGAATCGTTTTTGTCTGGTTTCGTTCCAGAAGATCATAAAGAACAACAAACAAAACAAAAAAGAAGAGCTAAGTTTGCTCCGAATACACAAGAGCATATTCAAGCAAGAGCTCAAAGATTGTATTCTCGTCAACTAGATGGGAAGACAACAAGGCAGCTTGTTCTCGAACACGCAAAGATTGAAGGGATTGGAGAGACTTCCGCTTGGAACGATTGGAATAGAGTAAAGAAATGGAATAACGAAGATTGGGATAAAGATAGAGAAAATATGCTTCCAAGACTTCAAGCGATGAGAGTCAGATTATTTAATAAAGCGGTTTCAAAAGGTCAATTACAAACAGCAGCACAAATCTTAGATTCATTAGGCAAAGTTATTGGAGAGTCAGTAGAGACAGTCAATATTCAAGCACCCGAACTATCTATAAAAGTAGAAACAAAGTAGTACATACTTATTAGTAACAAAGATTAGCAATATATGTTTAAGGTAGGCGGTAATCGTATATAACATAAATTTTTCTGATACTACACCCCCCATTGATAAGTTATTGTAATGTAATAATAATGTTATTTTAGTGTACTTCTGATGTCAGTATGGTATAATTAATACATAAGGTAAGAGAAATCCTACCGAATTACATATCTTGTTGGGAGTCTCGGATTCGACATCCAGACCAAAGAGAAGTAACACAGGAAGCGTTATTTTTCCCAGACTTCAGGATAAGGAGACAAAAAAAAATCCTTAATCACCTGAAGAACAACTGAAATACGGTTTTCAGTTTTGCCTTGCAAGAGACAAAGATATTCATTTATCTACTAGCTGTTGCACTCAGCGTCATGCAGAGAGCCAACCAGAGGTTAGATTTCAATCACTCTTTTTGATCTCCTTCAACATCCACTGACAAGCACTACAACAGCTAATAGATAACTGATATCTTATTATCTTTTATCTTTTTCACTTATCCAAAAGTAATTATGACTTATGCAGTAATGACCTACAGAGGAGCTTTTGACGGCTGGCAAGATGCAAGCGACAACAACATTCGCAAGCATCAACAAGACGCTTTGGAATATTGCGAACTACTTTCAAAAGTAAGACCGCAATACATTCATAAGGTTGAAGTTCTAAGTGAGCCAACACTCCCAATGTTTACATCGTTGAGAATTGGCGAACCAAAAAACGAAGTTTATACACTTCCCAAAGGTCAATACTTAAAACTAAGAAAAAGAAATTTTATTCAAAAGATCATTAGGAGGTTATTCTTCTAATGACTGAGACTGAATATGATTTCTATTTTGCGGGGATAAATTGGGAGGAGGCTTTTGACCTTTTCCCAAAACTCCAAAAAAAAATTGATTATGATTTTGAATTTGAGGACTTAAAAAATGAAGATTAAACTAATTTGTTTTTCTTTCTTATTTGGCTGTGTGATTTATTCAGGCTTTGGAATTTACCAGAGCCTTAACACATTAACAAATAATTACTATCAAACATTATCGGAGCTAACTAATGAGCTATAACGGCTGGACTAACTACGAGACTTGGAATGTGGCTTTATGGATGGACAATGACGAGCCAACATATCACATTGCAAGAACATCAAAAGATTTTAACGACTTCAGGGATGAATTAAAATTCTTAACTGGGGTTGTAAAATCTGGAGATGGGGTGAACCATTGGGATTCAAAATTAAATATTGAAGAACTCAATGAGAAAATCCGAGAATACCACGAGGGGTGAAAAAACCCCTCCTTTTTTATCAAAAATTCCTTAAAGGTTTTAAAGATTTTAAAACTTTTAAAGAGTTTTTATAAACTCTATTTTCATTTATCCTAAAAAATTATGGCTTTAAATGTTTTATTAATTGCTGATCCTTATGGAGCGTGCGGACATATCGCAAGCACTAAGGACAAAAAATCTTTAATAGATTTTGTAGAGGATCGAGGTTATGAAGCTGTAGAGTTTCAGAATGAGGACTACGATCCAAAAGAAGATACAGTATCAAGGCTCTCTGAGGAGTGCGGATATTTTACTGTAAAAGATTTACCTGATGTAAGCGAGGAGTTATGAAAGAATACAAAGCGACTGATCCTGAAATGGTACAAGCCCAAAAGGATTTAGAAAGTATGTCAAATTTATCTGATCGGGTTATAACTACCGATCAGGATTTATTTGAAGAGTTAGCAACGATCCAGAGAACACTTTGCGAGATTTCAAAAATCAAAGCAGATTTCTTGCAAAGATATGAGGATATATTGAATGAGCAAGCCCAAATTGAAACAAGGCTTGCAATATTCCAGAATCAAATGCTCCACTCATTCGAGCTTGTTTTTAGATATTACAAGACAAAAAAGAAGGGCTTTAAATAGCCCTATCTTTTTCTAACTTTAATTTACATCTTGTGAGAATTAATGTCTCATATAACTTTTTATCTGACTTTAAACTTTTGGTAAGTAAATCGTCCCACTCTACAGAGGTCAATTTATTTAACTTGTAGGCATCATAACCCATTTCTTCGATTGAAAGTATGTAAGACTTAATGAGACTCATTATGGAATAGTAAATGTATTATTAATATATCATAACAGATTGACAATGACATTATATATGTACTAATATTTAAAATGTAAGTTCACTTATCCTACTTATGAACCGTATTAATCAAAAAGACATTGACTATCAACTTGAGATACTCAATAAGCTAACAAGTAACCCAACTGAAACTTGGGAAAATGGTAAACATACCATAGGAAACATTCACACAGTCGGACAATATGGTTATACAACCATTATGCAAACTGTTAATGATGGAGGAGGTTGTAGAGACTTAGCTTCTGGACTTACTAAACGTGAAACGTACCAATGGTTAAGAGCCGCTATTACAGGGATATCTTTACAAGGAGGTAACAACTAATGGGCTTAGATATGTATTTTGAGGGAACTTTCTCTAGGAGGTCTTTTGTCGAAAGAAAATTTGATGACAGAAGAAATGCTGAAATTGACCCTAAATTTAAATCTACTCTTGAATCTATTGGCTTTGAAAACGCTCCAATAGAAATTACTAATTGGAATTATTATTCAATTAATATTCCGATTGCTTATTGGAGGAAAGTTAGTTCTATTCACCAATGGTTTGTAGAAAATGTTCAGCATAATGATGATGATTGTGGTCGTCATTACGTTGACGAAAATGATATCTCTAACTTAGTAGAAGAAATTGACAACATTTTATCTGAACCCGATCCAAAAAGAAAAATAGCAAAAGCAGAAGCTAATTTACCTAATACAACAGGCTGTTTTTTTGGTTCTCAAGAATACGATAAGTATTATTTTGAGGATCTTAAATATACAAGAGATCGTATGCAAGCTTGCTTGGATTGGCAATCAAAAATGGCAGGAACAGGAAAATGTTTCGATAACTTCTATTATCAGTCATCTTGGTAGGAGGTATATATATGTCACATCCTGTAAATACTGAGATTTTAGAATCTCTATTCGATGAACAAGTTGAGGCTGTTCAAAAAAGATTTCCCTCTCTATCAAATAGAGAGGTCGAAATTATTGCAGCCAGAAGAGCAAAAAGACTTTTCTGGGAGATGGCTCAATGAACAGATCAAAACTTTTCGAGTGGTTACTTGATAACGATTGTCCGTGGGATTGGGAAACATCCGATGAATTTTCTGTTTGTGACTCGGTAACTCTTACATTCTTTGAAAAAGAAGAGGAGCAAGTATGAACATTACAGATAGTAGAGATGAAGCATTTGAAGCAATAGCAGAGATGTTACGCTCCAATATAAAGAAAACAAAGATAGCTTCTCAACTTGCTGCTGATTATTGCGTAAGCGATAAAACAGTTTACAAGTGGATAACAAAAGTTGAAGAAATGTACGATATAGAACCTATAGAGTCTATTCTTCAACAACATAAGTCTGAATTAAAATCCGAGATTTATCAGGATTTGATTCAAGATTATCATAAGGCTAAAGATGAAAAAGATGATGAATTACGCAGGAAAATCGGAGCTATATTAAATAATACTTACCTTAAAAAAATTAATTTCAACTGAGAATTTCGCTAGCGAATTATGATTGACAACCCACTACCAACTCAAGTTATGCAGGAGAAGGAAACGCTCCAAAATGCACAAGACTTTGAGTTTTTATGCAAACATCATGCAGTAGAAATTGCTGCACACTACAAAGTACATCCTGATTTAGACGAATACTTTGCAGAGTGGTATTACGATTATATGTCTCAGAATCCTGAGTCATTCGATCACACTTGTATTTACTTAGATAGTGATTACATAGTCGATTGGTGGGAAGCTGAATCCTACCTTTATGACAACTTTAACTCACCTTATATGGAGATTACAAAATGAAATTAGAACAAATCTACGAAACACTAAAAGCTTTTACAGAGAAAGAAGAACACCTAATTAATAGGTGGCCTTGTGATTCTGAATATAACGTCCCAACATGGGATGACATTTATGAAGCCTTAGATATTCTTGATTCGATCATTAATTACGAACCTAGTGATGCTGAATTAGAAGCATACTTTAATGATTATCAAGACCCTCCTCATGTAAGAAATCAAAAAATGTTAGAAATGAAAAGTGAGTCTCATGGAAGGAGGTTTGTATGACTAGACGTTCCAACAATCCTTTCTTTATTAATGATGATACACAAGAATTAATCTGTGTAGACATCAGGTATAGAGTTCACTTACAAAAATATCAAAAAGCAGGTAAGTGGGGAAAATATATTTATTGTCCAAAATGTAACCATGAACATTTAGTTTATAACCTAAGTTGGACTTCCTTACAGTGTGTACATTGTGAACACATAAGTAAAAAATCAGAATGGTGGACAAGAGCTAATCATAAACAACTTACAAAAAGAGTTGCTTTTGTTAATCCAAAAGTTAAAGCTTATGTTCCTCACCCTCACGTTCATTATGGTAAAGATTCAATTTGGGAGCATTATTGATGCCTAAAGGTAAATACTACGAATCTT